ACGACGGTCTCTCGGGTGCTGTGCGTGTCTTTGATGACTGGCACGACAAAGACCAGCTTCTACGCGCCTTTAACAAGGTCAGACGGTTCGCTGGTATAGAGGACACCTATGTGTTCCACTGCCTACGCCATAGCTTTGCTACGTGGTGTGCTGAGGCAGGTGTTCCGATCCGCACACTCATGGATCTCATGGGTCATAGGCGAATCGAGACAACATTACGTTATGCAAAGACCACGGACAAAGCCAGAACAGATGCATTGCAGCTCATCTGAGCTCGTCTAACGCATGCGCTCTGCTACCCTTTTCGCTTCAGCAGGCGGCAGAAAACTGTCACATGTGCCAGCTGAAATCGCCCTGCGGATGTGGCGGAATTGGTAGACGCGCTAGTTTCAGGTTCAGGATCGTTTTAGATTCTTCCGTGGATAGGTCAAGGCAGAACCCTTGGCCTTTCTTTGATTTCAACTGATACACTAATGAATAAAACTAATTCTCGGTTCTAGCTACAAAAATTAATGGCAAACGATGCAACAAGGAAGCGACGAAACCAGCGCATGAGGCGCATCAACATCACTTGCGCCATGCATTGGTTCGAAAATCTCTCCGATGAGATTGTCAGCTCGCTGATGCACACACCTCACCCGAAATTGTCAGGTGACCTGTATGAGGACGTGCCACACAGTCTTTGGACTTATGTGATGTGGCTCTGTCAACACAACTACGCAAACAAAGCAAAGAAGATTGTCTATGGCTACACCAGCTCAGATTGAGCAGCAGGTTCAACTGGAGCGAGATGCCATCCAATGTGGCATCAACAACCTGTACAAGAACACGAGGAAATCTCAAGAGAAAGAGTATGCATCCCATAGCGTCTACGGCTTAGCTTCCATCAGGGAGGCACAAGAGCACGTAGCTGCTGAGATACTCAACACCTTCTGGAAGATCAGTAAGGGACAGAACGGTAAGCACTTCAAGGACATCGCTACCTACCTGTCACAGTTCAATGATGAGGAGCAGGTTCATATCCTGGCTAATATTGCATTGAAGAGAACCTTTGACTTGGTGTTCAGCACTAAGAAGAAAGAAGGTAAGAAAGAACCAAACACAGTTCAGAATGTGACCATTGGTATTGGTCACGCTGTTGAAGCTGAGTGTCAGATCCGGTGGTATGAAGAGCAGGATCCTGATCTATTCAACAGGATCAGGCGCAGGTATTGGCTCAACACCACAGGGACACAGCAGAAGCAGAGCATCGCTCGGCTGATGATGAACAGACATGACCACACTTGGTTGACTTGGTCTGCTGAAATCCGATCTCGTCTAGGTGGTTGGTTGTTGGAAATTGTCTGTGATGTGACAGGGTGGTTCGCCAAGGAACTAGCTTGGAAACCTGGTAGGAAATCCATTCCACTTGTTACGCCTACACCTACCTACCTAGAGATACAGAAACAGCTAATGGATGAGGCTGAGATGTATGCACCAATGAGCTGGCCAATGCTCATTGAACCTAACGACTGGACCAATGAAAGAGCAGGTGGTTACTTGCTGAATGAGGTACAGCGTGGTAACGATTTGGTACGCCATGGTAACCCGACACTAAGACAGCCGGATACAGTTCTCGACTTCCTGAACAAGCTTCAGAAGGTCGCGTATCGGGTTAATCCCTTCACCTATGCGGTAGCTCAACAGCTAGATGAGAAAGGTTATCAATTAAAGAAATTTAAACCATTCTCTGCTCTACTTAATTGGGAGCTTCCTGTGCCACCACCCGACATTGAAGACAATGCTGAGGCACGGAAGCAATACTGCAGGGATTCGGCTGATGCTCAGAATGCCAAGAAAAAATATGAGAAGTCTATGCATATCAAGACAACTGCCACGATGGAAATCGCTGGTAAGTTCATTGATAAGCCTCAGTACTTTATCCCTTGGTCATTCGACTATCGAGGTAGGGTTTACCCAATACCTCACTGCTTAACTCCTCAAGATACTGACTTTGGTAAGTCACTCATCCGATTTGCTGATGAGTCCTTTCTTACCTATGAAGCAGAGGAGTGGCTGAAGTTTCAAGTAGCTACCACCTATGGTCTTGATAAGAAGACTATGGCTGAGCGTTTGGCTTGGGCCGATGATAATCACCACCTAATTACTCGCGTTGCCACTGATCCACTAGGGAATATTGGTGACTGGGAAGGTGCTGATGAGCCTTGGCAATTCCTTGCTGCTTGTGATGAGTTCTATCACTGTCTTATTGAATGTGATAGGCAATACACAGGTCTACCTATTGCCGTAGATGCTACTTGTAGTGGTCTACAAATCCTTGCAGGTCTAGCCAGGGATGCAGGTACTGCACGACTGGTGAATGTTCTTCCTGGTGATAAACCTCAAGATGCTTATAGAGAGGTCTTGGATGCCATGGAAAATATTCCGGTACGACTTGCTGAGTATATGGATAGGAGCGTCACCAAGCGCTCAGTAATGACCATTCCATACAACGCAACCCTTCAATCCTCTCGCAAATACATTAAGGACGCTCTTGAAGCGAACATGCCTAAGGATAGTCAGAACAGGTTGCTTGTTGATCATGTGTCTTCAGAAGAGCAGACACAACTAGCTCAATCTCTCCTCAAAGCGATGGAGAAGATTGCACCTGGTCCACTTAAGGTCATGAAGTGGATCGGTAAAGAGATGACAGCTGCTATTAAACGTGGCAACGATATCATTCAATGGGTAACTCCTTCAGGATTCATTGTTTATCAGAAAAGAAATTTTCTAGAGACAAAGCGGATTGAGCTGAAATTACTTGGCTCTACCAAGATCAATGTGGTCACTGGTGAGCAAGGACCCAACCCAAGAAAGCACAAATCATCTGGTGCACCAAATCTTATCCACTCCTTAGATGCATCACTACTCCACCTGGCTTTCCGACGCTTCGACGCTCCGTTTTCCGTCATACACGATTCGATTTTATGCCGTGCTACTGACATGGCTATCTTGTCAACTCATGTACGGGAAACATACATGTATCTCTTCGCAGAGAACGATTACCTAACTGACTTCGCTCAACAAATAGGAGCGGAGACTGAACCTCCGATCATTGGAACTCTGGAACCAGAATCCGTGATTGAATCCACTTACTTCTTTTGCTAATGGCACGAAACATTATTAAAACTGACGGTCCTGTTGTTCTCGATGGGTACCAAGCAGTACTGAAACCTTCTAAGTTTGGTTACTCACTGTCTGCAATCATTGATAGTGGTCTTGTAGACAAACTGGAAGAGGATCGCTCTGAGTCCCTGAAATGGGCGGAGTCGAAACTCAAGAACCCTAAGCGATCAACTCTCAAGCCTGAGCCTTGGGAAGAGGTTGCTACTGACAAGTTTAAGGTCAAGTTCTCTTGGAATGAAGAGACTAAACCACCTGTTGTCGATACCGAAGGGACACACATCACTGATGACAACCTGCCTATTTATGCAGGTGCTCAAGTGAAGCTTGCCTTCTACCAAAAACCTTATATCCTCCGCGATGGCGTCACTTACGGCACTTCTCTTAAGTTGGTTGGTATTCAGCTCATTGCTATCAACTCCGATGCTGGCGTTGATAGTGGCGACCTCACCGCTGCCGACATTGCAGACCTATTCGGTACAACTGCTGGTTTTAAAGCTAGCGAACCAAATGTTACTCCCACCGCATCTCAAGTAGATGACGATGACTTCTAATGAAGTTCCGCTCCAAACTTGAGGAGCGCATTGCCGATCTCCTCAAGAATCTTGGAGTCTCTTTTGAATATGAATCTACTAAGGTTCCCTACGAAATTCAATTTAATTACACTCCTGATTTTATCTTGCCTTCTGGCATTATGTTGGAGGCAAAAGGTTACTGGGACGCAGATGACAGACGCAAGATACTTGCAGTAAAGAAATGCAATCCACTCCTTGATATCAGGATGATATTTCAGACTCCTTATAACACTATCTCGAAAAAATCTAAAACCACCTACGCACAATGGTGCGACAAACACGGTATTAAATGGACGACATATACGGACATACCGATCGAGTGGCTAGTGAATTCCTAAGGCATGACAATTGCGAAGAATGTGGCAGCTCAGATGCTAAGTCACTTTATTCCGATGGACATGCCTTCTGTTTTTCTTGCCATACATATTTCCCTTCAAATGGAGAGACTAAAAAAGTGACAGATAAAGTCACCCTACAAGGCGAGGCACGATCCCTTACTGGTCGTGGACTTAGCGAGAAGACTTGTCAGAAGTACAAGATCTACCGAGACGGAGATTTCCTCCGACATTATTACTACTCAAAGGATGGTGTCTTGCTTGGTTGCAAGGTGAAATCCAAAGACAAAACATTCTGGTATGAAGGTGACACCGATGGATCTTTTTTCGGCCAGCATCTATGGCCTACTACAGGAAAGCGAATCGTCATCACGGAAGGTGAACTTGATGCAGCAAGCTGCTCAGAAGTTCAACCGACATGGCCGATGGTCAGTCTTCCTTCAGGTGCTGCGTCTGCCAAGAAAGCTATTCAAAATAATCTAGAACTTCTACAAGGTTATGAGGAAGTTGTCCTTTTCTTTGACAACGATGAGCCAGGCAGGAAGGCAGCTAAAGAGTGTGCAGATCTCTTACCACCCGGTAAGTGTTCCATCGCCTCTCTAGCGGCGTATAAGGACGCCTCAGAAGCATTACAGAACAATGACAGAGAACAACTCATTCGAGCTATTTGGGATGCCAAACCCTATCGACCAGATGGAATCGTGGAAGGAAGATCCCTTCTCTCAGAAATCATCAAGCAACAACCACCAAGCGACTTCAGCTATGGAATCCAAGGACTCGACCACCTACTACATGGTGCAAGATACGGAGAGCTTGTTACGATTACTGCAGGCAGTGGAACAGGCAAGTCCTCATTCTGCAGGAACTTTGCAGCTTCACTACTACAGGATGGAAACAGGGTCGGTTACCTGGCTCTTGAAGAATCGAATCGGCGCACTGCTCTCGGTCTGATGAGCTGTGCTGCAGGTGAAAGCTTGCACATTGGTGAGCATGATTCTGAGAAGCTGATGTCTCTCTATGATGAGACACTTGCTGATTGGAACCTATACTTATTTGATGGCTTTGGGTCTTATGATCCTGACATTATTTACAACCGCATTGAGTACCTAGCGGTTGGTTTAGATACAAAGATTATCTTCCTTGATCACTTGAGCATCCTGCTGAGTGGCTTGGACGGTGACGAAAGAAAGACGATTGATAAGACTATGACTCGTCTGCGTTCTCTTGTTGAACGCACAGGTATCTCACTCTTTCTTGTCTCCCACCTCAGACGTACGCAAACAGATCAGAACCATGAGGAAGGAGCTCGCGTCACGCTTGGACAGCTGCGAGGAAGCGCGTCAATTGCACAGCTTTCTGACGCAGTTATTGCACTCGAAAGAAATCAACAGGACGGATCTGAACACTCTGATACAACAGTGCGAGTCCTTAAAAATCGCTATTCAGGCGAGACAGGTGTTGCTTGCACAATCCGGTACGACCTATCCACTAACAGATTCATAGAGAATGAAGCTAAACCCGACTTCGATGCGTCAACCGACTTCTAACGCACCGCCTTACAAACCTTATGTCCATCCCTGGTATACATACGTGGATTTGAAACGACCTAATCCTCCTACTCCTGAGGCTGTTAAGAAAGCCGAATTTAAAGATAAGACGTTTGTTTGGAAAACTAAGTGAAACTAATTCCACTCATTGGTTTGCTATTCCTGATTGGCTGTGGTTCTACACAGCAGAACAAAGACTTTAAAACCTGGTATCAGAACGTCATCAATGAACCTTATGACCCTATGAATGGGAGTAAGTATTGATGTTGGTATTTGATATTGAGACTGACGGACTACTACATGATGTCACCCAAATCCACTGTATTGTCATCCATGATACTGAGAGCAACACGACTCTCACATACAACGATCAAGGCAATACAGATCCCATTGTTCGAGGTCTTAACTACCTTGCGCAAGCAGATCAGATCGTAGGACACAATGTTATTAACTATGATCTTCCGGTAATCAAAAAACTGTACGGTTTCTTTGAGCCAGAAGGTCAAGTCATAGACACCCTTGTGTTATCTCGTCTCTACCACCCGAACATGCTCGAGGTAGATAAGAAACACAACTGGAAACACATGCCTCTTCAGCTCTATGGGAGGCACTCTCTTGAATCCTATGGCTATCGCCTAGGTGAATACAAAGGAGAGTTTGGAAAGACATCTGACTGGAAGCAATGGTCAGAAGATATGGAGCGCTACTGCATGCAAGACGTTGTTGTTACCACCAAATTATGCAATCATTTCCAGCCTTACCTGATTGGGTCTCGCTAGAGCACAAGGTTGCGCAAATATTATCTGAACAGGAGATTCATGGATGGTTCTTTGATGAGAGCGCTGCTCGGGAACTTGAACTTACTCTCCGAGTCGAGCTTCAAGATCTTACTGAAGTACTTCGAGCAAGGTTCCCTTACGTCCCAGGAACAGAGTTTACTCCGAAACGAAATAACAAACGTCAAGGATACGTGGAAGGTGCCACGTTTACACGGCTAAAAGAATTCAACCCTGCATCACGAGACCACATAGCATGGATCCTTCAGACCCACGACAATTTCAAGGAAGAGATTACTACGACTTCTGGGAAAACGAAGATCGACGAGACGACTTTGAAGAACCATGGAACTGGTCTTTCCCTACAGTTCTTCAGGATCCTGGAGATTACGAAGAGCCTTGGGATGATATCGGAAGGCGTGAACGCATGGCTCAAGCTATCTACGAAATCTAGACTGCACCACCATTGTTCAGTCGCTACCTCTACACATAGATGCGCACACAGAAATCCAAATCTGGCACAAGTTCCTTCGGATGAACGATTCCGAAGATTATTTTTACCAAGTCCGGGTCAAGTTATGGTCGGCGCTGATCTTAGCGGCATTGAGCTTCGCATGCTTAGTCACTACCTCAGCAGATACGATGACTACTTCGGACGGGAACTCCTACATGGAGACATCCATCAAGCTAACGCAGACAAGATAGGAATCACAAGGAAGCTCGTCAAAAATGTTACTTATGCGTTTTTGTACGGAGCTGGAGATGTGAAGATCGGTCTGACCTACGATAAACAACTACCCAATGCAAAAGCTAAAAAGAAAGGCGCTGAAATTCGTGAGGCGTTCGTGGCTGCAATTCCTGGACTTGCTGATCTCCTACTTGCAATTAAAGATGCGAGTGATCGCGGCTTTGTTAAGGCAATTGATGGGCGCAAGATCCTCTTGTCGTCACCACATGTTGCACTCAACTACCTACTACAGGGATCTGCTGGAGTAATTGCCAAGCGATGGATGGTCATCGCTAATGACAATGACTACTGCTGTTCACAGCTTGCTTTTGTACACGATGAACTCCAATACGAATCCGATCCAGAATGTGCCGACTTACTTAAGTCCCATCTGGAAGCTACGGCTGCAGAAGCCGGTGCCTATTACAACCTACGAATCCCAATTGCTGCCGAAGGAAAGATCGGAGCCAATTGGGCAGAAGTCCACTAATGAAACTATTGATCGATGCTGATTACATCGTTTATAAGTCCTGTGCTGGTGCTGAATCAGAAATCGATTGGGGCGATGATGTCATCATGGTCGTCTCTAAGTTTTCAGAAGCATTCAGTAATACTTTAAGGGAGCTTAAAAAAATTGAAGCTGCTTTCTTTGATTCCACCGATACTATTCTCTTCTTTAGTGATAGTGTCAATTTTAGGAAGTCTATCTTCCCTGACTACAAAGGACACCGCAACAGGAAAAAACCCTGCGGATACAGACGAGTAATCGAAAAACTAAAAACTGAATACGAGGTGATCAAGATGCCAACACTGGAGGCTGATGATGCCATGGGAATCTATGCAACATTACATGCTGACAATGTGATCTGCTCACCTGATAAAGATATGCGCCAGATACCTGGCAAGTTATATGACTTGGACACTGTCACGGACATCACGCCTGCGAAGGGTCATGAATGGCACTTCATTCAGACACTTGCAGGAGACCAAACAGATGGTTACTCAGGTGTACCTGGGATTGGTGTTAAGCGTGCTGTCTCACTCTTTGAAGAGTCTGGTTACACCTGGTCCACTGTAGTCAAAGCATTTGCAGACAAGGATCTCGATGAGTCCGTAGCTCTGATGAACGCACGCCTAGCAAAGATCCTTACCGTAAATGATTATGACCTCAAGCAAGAACGACCCATCTTATGGACTCCCACCGATGCCAGTGATGGAGTTAACGATGGAGCAGGAGTTTCAGTACAGACGGATCGGAGATCTGCTGCCTGAAGCAAGCAAGGAAGACATCATTACTGTCTTCATGGCATTACAAAAGCAGAACTACTGCCTCTCAAATACAATCAAAAAATTACTTTCAGAATGGCCTATACACCCTACTCGCCAGGCTACTACCAAAGAGGAAATATCCAAGTTTGGGATTTTATTCGAGATCAAGGACTCGGATTTCATCTAGGTAATGCCATCAAATACATCTGCCGTGCTGGTCATAAGGATGACTACAAAGCAGACCTTGTTAAAGCTATCCACTATTTAGAAAACGAACTGGCTAATGTCACTGCTATCGAACCAGGCAATCGAATTCCGCCGAGCGTACAATATACCGAACGATTTGAGCCGTCGTGCTCTACAGAAGAATTTGATCGTTGAAGAATTCAAAGAGTTTATCCAAGCTAATCATGAACTCTCTTTGATGTGCATCGTTAGTCGCGCTGAATGTCTGAAAGAACTTGCTGATCTTGTCTATGTGTGTGCTCAGTATGCTGAGAACATGGACTGGGATCTAGAGCAAGCACTCCGTCGTGTTCACAAGAGCAACTTGAGCAAGCTTGGTGCTGACGGTAAGCCTATCTACCGTGAAGACGGCAAGGTCATGAAAGGACCTAATTATGAACCACCTAATCTTACTGACTTAGTATAATGTCCGAACTTATCTCCCGAACTGGACGTGTGCAGTCGTGGATGGACGATCCCACCTCACGTCTCCCAGTTTCATGCACTGTCTTCGTTGTGGAAGATAGTATGGAAGGTCCTGAAGGTATTGAAGCTTCATGGCGATTCGTTAGTCACGCATTGCGTCATGGAGCAGGCGTCGCTGTACACCTGTCCAACTTACGACCAAAAGGATCTGAAAATGGTAAGGGACTGACCGCAAGTGGTCCAGTTTCTTTTGCCAAGATCTACTCAACTCTCAATGAGATCCTCCGACGCGGAGGAACCTACAAGAACGGTGCATGTGTATGTCACCTTGACATCGATCACCCTGACTCTCTCGAATTCATCCAAACACCACGTCATGAACTCCCTTGGGTTAAACGCTGCATCAATATCACTCCCGAGTCCTGGGACGCCTATCCCTGGAAAGCCGAACTCCTCGAAGGGATTCGGAAAGGCGACATCTGGCTAAACAAAGTCCGGTACGACGCTAATGGGAAGAGGATCCGAGGCAATGTATGTCTTGAGGTCTATCTCCCATCCCGTGGAACGTGCCTCTTGCAACACGTCAACCTTGGAGCATGCACCCTTGAAGATATCCCTAAAGCCTTCGTTGAAGGAATGTCAGAACTCTGCAAGCTTCATCCAACTACTGGAGTGGGAGAGTCTGGAGAGTATCTTACTCCCGACATCGATAAACAGGTTGGCTTGGGAATGCTTGGATTGGCAAACCTTCTGCGAATCTATGGTGTCTCCTACGCAGACTTCGGACAAGCTCTGAAGGATATTAATGAGGAAGTTGTTAACTTCACTCCTGCACACAACCTTGCCAAGTCCATTCAGAATGGCGTAGAAGCAGCCGCAAACGTGGCTGTGAGCCATGACATGGTACGAGCATTTGCAATCGCTCCTACCGCCTCCTGCAGCTATCGCAGCAAGGATACAGAAGGTTTCACCTGCTGTCCTGAGATAGCACCACCCATCGCTCGGTCAGTTGATCGAGATAGTGGCACCTTTGGTGTCCAAACCTATGAATATGGCAATGTAGAAATTGCCTCAGAAGTTGGCTGGGAAGCATACAAACTTGTATGTGATCAGCTGATGATTATGCTTGAAAAAACAGGACTTCTTCATGGATACTCGTTCAACTCTTGGAGTGATCAGGTAACCTACGATAACGAATTCGTTGAAGAGTGGCTTAAGTCTCCTCAAACAAGCTTGTATTACAGCCTCCAAGTGATGGGTGACGTACAGGATAAGAGTGATGCTTATGCTGCACTAGCTGATTCCGACGTAGACGATTACCTTTCGCATTTACTGGAGGTAGATAACCTTCAATGTGATTGTCAAGAATGAGCACTCCAAACGTAACACGCGATCAATTATTAAAAGCACAAGAGATTGTCCAATTAGGGAACATCGTCGAAGAGCTCCGCAAGATTAAGTTCGGCGGAGCAGATACCTCAGAGCTTGAAAGCAAAATTAGCGAGCTTAACACTAAGATCACAACTCTGACTACTAACAACAATCAGCTTTCACAGGCACTTGCTGCCGCGAATGCTCTTGTTACAGAGTTGCAAGGTCAGCTCACTAATGTTGATTCACCTGGTAGTGACCCTACTCCGGATGATATCAACGAAGTCTTTGAAGCTATTGGTATTACAGAATGACGCCCTACGACAAACTAATCTCTCGCAAACGTACCTGGACTCCCGTACAAACTGAGGCAGGTAAACTTAAAGAAGGTGCGGAAGAGGCAATCTTCCGTGCACTCGCTCTTAGGTCACTTGAGCTCCCAGTGGGTGACTTCATTGCCTCTGGTCTTAAGGGCGAGGTTCCTGAAGCAGCTCAAGAAATATTGAAAATGAACATTATCGATGAGGAAAATCATGACAGAGCACTTGGTTTCGCAGCACGAGCGGTCGGTACTGATCAAAAGGCTGAAGCAGAAGCAGCAACGCTTACAAAAGCTTGGGAAGATCACCCGGACCACACCATATGCAAAGCAATGGTATTGGAGAGAAGCGTATTCTTTGTCCTTCTGCCGTTCTTTCGCTTCTGTGGAGACGCTGGACTGAGGACCATCTCAGCTGACATCAGCCGTGATGAACAGATTCATGTTGCCACGAATTCTCTTGTATGTCGTGAGTTGGGTCTTGATTACTCTCCTTCTCTCGACAAACTGAGGAAAGCAACTGTTGCCTGGGTCATGCAACCGCTCAAAGCGAATGATCCCGATAAATATTTGTCGAAAAATTTTTGGCTGGATTCCAGCGATCGACTTATGTATGAAGGCAAAGCACCTCAACTTTCTGACACCAGAAGTGCTCGTATGCCTGCCTTCTTTGAACATAGTAATGTAAACCTCCCACAATATGCCTGACAACATCACAGAGATTAAGTTGATGGAAACTCTTGGCATTCAAGCCAATGCAATCATCAATGAACTCGATGAGTTGTTTCCACCTTCTAACCCTGGTCCTGGTGACACGATCTCAACGATCATGTATCGAGCAGGACAACGCTCAGTAATTGAGTGGATACACAACCGACTTAAAGATTAATTATGTGTGGATCACGTCGCCGACGCAGTCGGCCAGCACCTCCGCCGCCGCCTCCGGCTCCGGTATTCCAGTCAGCATCTCCACCGCCTCCTCCACCGGCTGCACCTGCTCCTCCGCCGCCACCACGTTCAGTGGAGAACCTCTCAAGTGGTGAAGGTGGTAGCACTTTCAAACCTGGTAAGAAAAAGAAAAAAGATAGAGGTCAACAGTCACGTGGTACTGGATCTCTGCGTATTCCTCGCACTGGTGTGAACGTCGGTCAAGCCGGCGGTGGTGGAGGAGTGAATGTATAAAGCAAGGGATCGATACCAACAACTCAGAGGTGCACGTTCTCAGTTCTTGGACGTGGGTCGTGAGTGTTCTAGGTTGACCTTGCCTTATTTACTTAAAGATGATGACGATGCTAGGGAGACTCATAAGCGTTTGCTTACTCCCTGGCAGTCGGTTGGAGCTAAGGCAGTAACTAACCTTGCATCTAAATTGATGCTGGCGTTGCTGCCTCCGCAGACAACCTTCTTTAAGTTACAAGTGCGTGATGACAAGTTGGGTGAAATGTTTGACCCAACCATCAAGAGTGAACTTGAGCTGTCCTTCTCAAAGATTGAGAGGATGGTCATGGATCATATCAATGCCTCTGATGATCGTGTCTACCTGCACCAAGCAGTTAAGCATTTGATTGTCTCTGGTAATGCACTCCTTTACTATGGCAAGAATGGACTCAAGAACTTCCCGTTAAACCGCTATGTGGTTAACCGTGATGGTGATGGGAATGTCTTAGAGATTGTCACTAAAGAACTTATAGCGCGAGAGGTATTGCAGGCTGACCTACCAATGCCTATTCCAAACCCTGTTGGAGACGACGGGAACTCGCAAGGTTATCCTTCGGCAGACGTTGAGGTGTACACCTACGTCAAGTGTGATGATAAGTCTGGTCGCTGGACCTGGCATCAGGAAGTTGAAGACATGATCATTCCTGGTAGCCGTAGCTCTGCACCTAAGAATGCATCACCTTGGATGCCGCTCAGATTTAATGTGGTTGATGGAGAGAACTATGGCCGAGGTCGAGTTGAAGAATTCTTGGGTGACCTCAAATCCCTAGAGGCATTATCTCAAGCTCTTGTTGAAGGTTCAGCAGCAGCCGCAAAGGTTGTCTTTGTTGTAGCACCTTCTTCTACTACCAAACCACAAACACTTGCCAACGCACAGAACGGAGCAATCGTTCAGGGTCGACCTGATGAGATTGGTGTTGTTCAAGTTGGTAAGACAGCAGACTTCAGAACTGCAGCTGAAATGGCTCAGCAACTCGGTCAACGAATCAACGATGGTTTCCTCGTTCTGCAAATTAGGCAGAGTGAGAGGACTACTGCGGAAGAGGTTCGCCTTACCCAGCTCGAACTAGAGCAAGGGTTAGGTGGAATGTTCTCGTTGCTTACGGTTGAGTTTCTTGTGCCTTATCTGAATAGGGTAATGCTTGTACTGCAACGCAGCAAGCAACTTCCCACCCTTCCCAAGTCTCTCGTGCGTCCACAGATTGTGGCAGGTGTGAATGCTCTTGGTCGTGGACAGGATTACCAGTCCCTGACTCAGTTCATCACCACCATTGCACAGACTATGGGACCAGAAGCCATCATGAAATATATCTCTCCTGATGAGTACATCAAACGTCTCGCAGCAGCACAAGGTATTGATGTCCTTAACCTCGTTAAGACTCAAGAGCAACTGCAACAAGACATGTCTCAACAGCAAGAGATGGTTCAGCAGAACGAGCTTGTCAAACAGGCAGGTCAGTTTGCTAACTCTCCATTGATGGATCCTGAAAAGAACCCTGACGGAATTGAAGAACTAGCAAATGCAGGAAATGAATTATCAGAAGCCGAAGAGGCAGGCGCGTAAGGCGCCACCTAAGCCGGCTCGTAAAGAAGCTGAGACTCCAGAAGCTCGTGAAGAGGAGAAGAGTCTTGGCAAAATGAAAACCCAAAAGACGTGTCCACCTCTCATTGGTAGGTCACCTAACTATGTAGAACGTGTTGGTCTTGGCACTCTTCGTGTCATCAGTGCCAATGGTTTAGCGGAGGATGGTAATGCCTGAGATGACATATGATCCGACTCCAGCTGATGTAGCTGAGTTCTCTGCTGAGGAGCTTGATTCTCTTCAGGTAGGACAACAAGTACAGGAAGCTGAAGCTCAAATGCTGGCTGGTAAGTATGAGAATGCTGAACAGCTAGAGAAAGCGTACCTTGAACTACAACAGAAACTAGGTGAACGTAACTCAGTATCCGAACAAGCTGAACCTGAAGGTGAGCAGCTGCAAGAAGAAGAAGAAGCCCAAGAAGAAACCCAAGAAGTAACTGAATACTCTGAGACAGAACAGTTCGTTCTTGATGCCACTGCTGAGTGGGAAGAGAAAGGTGAACTGTCTGATGAGACCTATCAGATGTTTACTGAGATGAGTTCTCAAGATCTTGTTGATGCATACATGAACCTCTATGAGGATGGTGATGCTCCACAGCAGGAGGCACGAGACCTTACTGATAGTGAAGTCAATCAGATTCAGAACTTCGCTGGTGGTCAGGAAGCATATGGCAACCTGATGCAATGGGCGAGTGAGAATGTAGCTCCACAATATGTGGAAGCATTTGATCAAGTTGTGGATAGTGGTGATCCAGCTGTTATCCAACTTGCTGTGGCTGGTCTTATGGCTACACAGCAAGAGCAGCAAGGCTACGAAGGAAGGATGTATTCCGGTAGTGCTGCTCGTGAAGCCTCAGCTCCTGCTTTCAGATCACAGGCTGAGCTTGTCGCTGCAATGAATGATCCGCGTTATGACAGCGATCCTGCATACCGACAAGATGTGTTTGATGCACTTTCACGATCTGAACTCAATATGTAATCCACTTTATTTAGAATGAAATTTATTGCTATCTCCGCCGCTACTGTGCTGGCTTCTACTCCTGCTTTCGCTGGCGTTTATGCCAACGTCGAGAGCAACTCTGGCTTCGCTGATGGCGACTATAGCTCCACCCTTGTTGAGACCCATGTGGGTTATGAAGGGTCATTGGGAAACGATGCATCCTGGTACATTCAGGGTGGTCCTGCTTTCGGGTTTATCCCAGACGAAGACAGCGAACAATATGCTTCTGGGAAAGTTGGCGTGAGCGTAGACCTTACCGAGGATCTTACTGGGTATGGCGAAGTGTCTGCTATCAGCGCTGATGACTTTGACTTTGATGAAATTAATGTCGGCTTGAAAGCCGGTCTTACTTATAACTTTTAAATGAAAAAGAAACCTGCCAATAAAACACGACTTGACTCTAAGTGCTGGAAAGGATATTCAAAGCGTGGTACCAAGGTCAAGTCTGGTACCCGTGTTAATAACTGTGTGAAAACTAAAGGTAAATGACCACCATTACTGAGGACGGTAACCGTCTAAATCTCTACGCTAAAGAACCACCTATGTACATTGACGAGAACTCTGTGCCTCATAACGAGAAGGCTGAACGCCTGAATGGCCGCCTGGCAATGCTAGGAGTCATCGCGGCTATCGGTGCATACGCATGCACTGGTCAACTTATTCCTGGCATCTTCTAATTTATACAAACATGACCGCAACTATTGCAATCAACGGAAGGCGGTCATCACTGTGGGACAAGTATCTCAACTGGGTGACCTCTACCGATAACCGTCTTTACGTCGGACACTTCGGCGTACTTATGATTCCCTGCCTTCTGGCAGCTACAACCGCATTCATTATCGCCTTTATCGGCGCACCACCTGTTGACATCGATGGAATTAGAGAACCAGTCTCCGGCTCCCTGCTCTACGGAAACAACATTATCTCAGGAGCAGTTGTTCCCAGCAGTAATGCAATCGGGTTACATTTTTACCCAATCTGGGAAGCCGCTACCCTTGATGAGTGGCTCTACAACGGAGGTCCCTTCCAGCTCGTGGTATTCCACTTCCTTATCGGAATCTACGCTTACATGGGACGAGAATGGGAACTTAGTTATCGACTAGGAATGCGTCCCTGGATCTTTGTTGCTTACTCAGCTCCAGTGGCAGCAGCTTCGGCTGTCTTCCTTGTCTATCCCTTTGGTCAGGGTTCATTCTCTGATGCAATGCCTTTGGGTATCAGTGGCACCTTTAACTACATGCTTGTGTTTCAAGCTGAGCACAACATTCTCATGCATCCATTCCACATGCTGGGCGTAGCAGGTGTGTTTGGTGGATCTCTCTTCTCTGCTATGCATGGCAGCCTCGTTACCAGTTCACTGGTTCGTGAGACCACAGAAGATGTGTCCCAAAACTATGGCTACAAGTTTGGGCAAGAGGAAGAGACTTATAACATCGTTGCAGCTCATGGTTACTTCGGTCGTCTGATCTTCCAATATGCGTCTTTTAATAACTCACGTAGTCTTCACTTTTTCCTGGCTGCTTGGCCTGTCGTTGGTATCTGGTTCACTTCACTTGGTGTAAGCACCATGGCATTTAACCTGAATGGTTTCAACTT